GTACAACATGTAGGATATTTGGGATTACACAAAGCCGATTCCTTGCAACCCGAATTATCTTTACAAGTTGGAGGCGTATGTTTGCAGTATCGCCCGGGTATTAAAACCGTATTGGAAAAGGATTCTTTAGTGAAGTACACAGTTAGAAAAAGCCGTTGGGACACAGAAGCAAAATGTAGCTTTTGGATCTATCTCGAACCTGGCGGAGATTATTTTTACGATGTTCCAGGTAAGCATCCTGCAAATTGGTTTTATGATTACCACTATGGCGGTGCTGGCAGCGCATTCACACGCGTCCAACATTTAAACAAAATGAATGTTTTGGAATTTAAGAGAAGTAATGAGCTATCTACAGGATCAGTTTAAGTTACTCCAAAATGCATTCCCGAAGTGCAAAGATACCGGTGTCCTCCGTGATCGGTATGGTGTACACGCACTTGTAATTTACGGTCCATCCGGCAAGAGGTACTTCTTCGTTGCTAAGAGGAACATGAGTAATAATATCGTATCGGTAAATCTAAAGCTCGTCAACCAAGCAAGAGAAGGTGGGATAAACATCATCATGGCTATTGCCGGAACATTCTATAACTTCACTCCGTTAAATATCCTGCTTAACAAGAAGTACGTTAATGATTGGCACGGTGAGAGGATGATCAATTTCGATTTCCGTTTAGGTGCGGAGATACAGCCGGTTATTCCTACCGTGAAGGATACGCAATTGGATATGTTCCATGACGACAAGGAAACGATACAAAAGTTAATCGATGAATTTGAATGTAAGGAGATAGCGCATGTATAAATTAACAGACGAAGAAGCATTAGAACTTTCTCGGTTAGCTTTAATAAAAGCAAGGGAAATCCATCCAAGATATCCAAGCGATCTAATACATAGATCAGCTATTATCAATGAAGAAGCTGGTGAACTCACTCAGGCATGCATCAATCATTATTATTTTGGTGGAGATAATGTAAAAACAGACAATGAAGCCCTACACGTGATAGCTACGGCATTGAGATTTCTCACAGAACGATAAGAAAGGAGTGAACAATGGAAAAGAATGAATTAAAAGACTATCCAGAAATGATGAAAATATATTATGATGAACAGGGTAATGTTTTGTCATTTACCCCCGACATAAAAAAGGGCGTTCTCTACCGCAAAGTTGGGGAGGGGGAGGATGAGTTTAGGAAATTTCTTGACAATATCACAACAGACAATATATGTAATGAGTATGTTCATGGTTTTAATGATGCAATCCAAGTGGTTAAAGATAGACTTGCAACCTACGAACTTCATCGGAAGGAAGGGAAATGACATCGAGATTTTTAAGAAAAATGTATAACTACATGAAGAAACATAAAATCAAACCACTTCAGATGTATGGATTGAATTACCATGATGGATATATCTTCTTCGGTGCGGACTTCAAACCTCCACTTTGGAACGGTGTCATAGTAACCAAATCATTGACCAAAAAGGAGAGAACCAAACTATTGCGTAAAATAAATTTCAAAAGAAAATCCCCATGACCATCGATAGCAGAAAAACTCTATGTCTAAGTCTCTCACGTCTCTGTTACCATGTTGTTGCTGCATTAAAATCAATAAAAACCGATGCAGAAAAAGAGAAGTACATCAATTCAGTAGCGATCCTGCATCACTGTGACAACGACAGCAAGAACAATCCGGCGGATGGGTCCAATTGGATGCTGGTGTGTCGTAGTTGTAATCACATTCTGAATCCAAGAGGAAAATCAAAAAGGTCTAAAAGTGCTCTGCGTCACAAATTGCATAGTGTGTGTGTGAGTGAGAGAGAGAGAGAGAGAGAGAGAGAGAGAGGGAGAGAGAGAGCTTATGAAGATACGGATGTAGTTAAAATGTCAGGTGAGTTGAAGAAGAGTAATATATGTGTGCCGAAGTTTGAGAGTTTCTTAGAATTACTAATGAGGAAGTTCACTGTGATGGTAGTAGAGGATTTTGTTAATGCTGCATCGAAAGAATTGAATCTATGTCAGATCACTGTCAGGAGATATCTGAATCGTGAGACTAATCCTATCAATGGTAAGTATGAATATTTCCTCACTCCGGATAATGAGAGATGTATACGTTTGAGGAGTGAGAATCCATGAAACTGAAAGGGAAAATCATTCATACCCCTTATTACAAAGTGAAAGGTAAAAAACCTTTATCTTCCAGGAACTTTATGATATCAGCTAAATTACTTCAAAATATCAAAAATTCAATAAGAATCATCAATGAAAAGCTTCGGGAGAAGTAGCTTTAAGACTTGTTAATCTACCATCTAAAGATTAAATTGTTCATCGATAGAAGAGGATATTATGGCAAATAACAGAATGTATCTGAAGTGTACCAAGTGCAAAGCACCCGATGACAGGATATTGATTGCAAAGTATTACCCGTCTTCTGGTTGGTGTTTTTTTGTCGGTGGATCGTTCACAATGCAAAATAAAAGAGATATTTCAATTCTTCCAGATCTTGCAACAATAGGTGATAATGACGCAGATGAGAGGATTAAAGAATTCGATTTATGGTTCATAAAACACAGGCACGTTGAGGACGATGATCATAATTTTTCAATTGGCGATACGTGTTTTGTTGTTGAATATGAAATAAAGTAATTTCCGCCTTACCATAACTTATTTTGTATAAGTAACTTACCCCTTACCAAACACTATTTCCTTGACATAATCACCAAAATATACGGAGATTTCTGTTGCTTGATGTAGGTCTTTTTCCTACTAAAAAACAACATAAGGAGTCACAATGGATCCGTGGTTCGGTGATTAAAGTGGTGATGGCTATCTGAGCAATCGGATAGCCATCTTTTTTTATGAAGAAAAAAACAAAATTAAAGCTCCTGAAGCGCAAAGGTTTTGTCAACGATCGTATGGTAAAGTTTGCGAAATTATACGCATTGACAGGGAAACTTACTCAATCCTACATCAATGCAGGATACACGGCGAGGGGAAATTCTGCCAGTGCATGTGCTATCAAATTGCTAAGTAATGCTCACATCCAGGAGCTTGTCAGTAATGAACGATCCCGAATAGTTGAGAAATATGAGATCGAAACTGATTCCATATTGGGTCAATTAAAAGTTATAGCATACAGTGACATCCGTGATTATCTGCATTTCGATGGGAAACATCTCAAGCTCAAATCATTAAATCACATCGATAACATTCTTTCCAAAGCTATCAAATCCTACAGAATGATAGTTTCACGGACCGGCAGAACTGTAATAACTCTCGAACTATATGACAAAGTAGAAGCACTCATAAAATTAGGTGAATACCTCTCGATGTGGAAAGCACGTGAATCCGGTGAATCCGAAATACATGTAACGATGGTCGATGCTCGTAAAGCAAGCTGATAGCGCCCTCATAACAAATATAAAACTGTCCTTCCAACCGAAGCAGAGCCTTCTCATGGACACGATAGAGAATTCACCATTCACAAAGATCGGTTACGGTGGATCCCGAGGCGGAGCAAAGTCTCACGGTGGTAGACTTGCAATGCTATCACGCCGGTTCAATTATCACAACACTAACGGTATGGTCTTTCGTAAAACTTACATTGACCTATACGAAAATCACATCCTCCCTTTATTCATGGAATACCCGAAACTCCGGAAGTTCTATAACAAGTCGGAGAAGATCCTTTCACTGCCGCACAACTCGAAGATATTCTTCCGGTACGCTGAGCATCACGATGATATCTACGCATTCTTCGGTAAAGAGTATGCTGATATCTTCATCGATGAAGCTACGGATCTCGAGCAGGATCAGATTGAATTCCTATCAACCTGCAACCGGTGTACAACTAACCTTTCCATTGTTCCCAAGATGTTTATGTCGATGAACCCGGGCCGAGTCGGTCATGCTTACATCAAGCGCATCTTCATCACGAAGGATTACAGAGAAAACGAAAATCCGGATGATTACTATTTCATTCAAGCATACGGATGGGACAATGTGGAGTGGGTAAGGAAGTCGCTCAACGATGATCGTATCACAGTAGCGGAATATTACTCCTGGTCTGATGAGAAGCGTTTCGATTACTTCATTCATAAATCGAGTTACGGTAAAAAGCTTAGTGAGCTGCCGGAGAAGGATCGTAAAGCTCAGTTGTTAGGTGATTGGGATGTCTATGAAGGTCAGTTCTTTCACATGTGGAACCGTAAGTATCATCTCCTTCCCAGGTTTACAGATCTTCCACAGGTACCAGGCAGTTACAAACTGATCGGTGGATTAGATTACGGTGATACCACTGCTCTTGAAGTCATACTACAGGACAAGGAGAACTTCATTTCGGTTATTGCTGAGAATGTTACAAGGGGTTGCTCTCCATATGAACGTGGAAATTCGATAGCAGATACGTTGATCGAACACAAGCTTTTCAATTTTGATATCATGTGCGATACCGACATGGTGATCGACATGTCTAACTATACCGGTATGGAACATACTCCCTTCGAGATAATACAGGATATCTTAAAGCAAAGGATGGGTGATAAAGCTCCTATGCTGAGAGTCGTATCGAAAACCACAACCGATAAACGTGGCTACCGTGCCGTAAGTAATGAAGCGATCAAGGACCTGCTCCATTACATAATCGAAGATGGTAAAATGAAACGCCCTCCAAGATTACGGTTTTGTGAAAACTGTAAATACATCATCGAGACACTTCCGGAGTTGCAGTATGACAAGAACGCTCCCGAAGGGCTTGACTTCGATGAGAAGATTGGAGAGGATCACGGCTTTGACGGACTGAAATATGCTGTATTGGAAACCTACAAAAAGAAAGAAATCAAAAAACCGCCGGTACCTGGATGGTTCGATGAAATGATGAGATCTAAAAAGGCCGGTTGGAAAGTCGGAGCAGGTTAATGGACAATACTACTATTGGATTAAAATACTCGAACATTGTCAATTCATTCTTAGAGTTGAACCGGATATACAGGCAATTCCGTATCGAGCAGAAGAGAGACTACGACTATGTGATAGGTCAGATGGTCGATGATGAGACTCGCAAAAAGTTGAAGGATAGCAATAGACCCATCTTTGAATTTCAGATCGCAAGTCAACCGATGGAGTACCTTGCCGGTATGCTTCGAAAAGAAGGCAACCGGATGAAGGCTATTCCTTACAATGAAGGTGATGAGGATAAGACGAAAGCACATTCGCTGCTCACCAATTGGGCTATCGGTGAAAGAGGTTACAGAGAAATTGCTATGGCAGCGATTGATGCTGCGATCGCTAAAGTTGGCTGGACAAACGAGTATTGGACTTACAGAGATAATGTTGAAGGTGAATTCATCTGTGAATCTGTAGATCCATTTCTGGTGATGGGCGATCCAGAAGCTCGTCACATCGATCAATCAGACTGGAATTATTTATGCTACTCTCCCTTCATGAGTGCTGAAGATATCCTGGAAGCATATAAAAAGTATCTTACTCCGGAGCAAGTCGAGAAAATAAAGCAATCGGCCGATCAATGGGAAGGTGCATACCGTAAGCAATCTCTACCCAAATCCTGGTACGACAAATTCTTATCTACCGTAAAATCCTTGATAAGTCGTTCAGAAGAGATCAGTTATTTTGACAGTTTTAAGGATGCTAAAAAAGGTCTTTATCGTGTGGTAGAGTGGCATGACAAAAGGATGGGATCAAGTAAGGTAGTTTACAATGCACGGACCCGGGCAAACAGAGAAGTTGAAGATTTCAATTCTGAGATTAACCCTTTTGAAGAAACATTCATGAATGTGAATTCTCATAAGATGTACGTAACGGTTATTTGTCCGGCATTACTACCGGATGAGATCTTTATGGAAAAACCGTACAACGTGCAGCAAAGGGGCTTCGCCTTAAAACCGATCTACTTCCGGAAGTGGCATCCGGACATTACAAAAACACAATCACTGATGGACCGGTTAGTGGCGCCCGCAGACTTCTACAATCAACGCATGATGACTTCACTTGAATGCGCCATGGATGCTGTGAATCCTCCTGTCGAGGCGCCAGTTGATTCCATACCCCCTGAACACTTAGAGGGTTGGCGATCGAAGGAAAGAGGAATTATCAGATTCTATAAGGCTGTAGTCGGTGGAGCAAAGCCGGAACGTAAACCTCCTGGCGGTGAAGCATTCCAGATGCTTAGGACGTTGGCAGAAGAAGGTCGTGACTTGATGGAGTGGATATCTGGTATCAGTCCAAATGCACGTGGCTATCAAGAATCAGCCGGTGAAAGTGGTAGGTTATTCCGTCTCCGGTCCGCACAGACAGAAATAATGGTAACGGAATTCCTAATGAATGTATCTGCAACGACTAAGGACATCTTCTGTTACTGTAACCGTACTCTTCAGAAGTTCATGATACTCCCGCGGATGATCAGACTCTTAGATGAGGAGGATAATCCTTACTGGCTTCCGGTGAACATTCAGAATTTATACGGTGTGAAATTTGACATTACTCAAGGTGAATACGATTTCATTCCGGATAGTTCCGTGACCGGTCAAACGACAAAGCATGAGAATCTTGCGATCATGGCTGATACTTCAAAATTAGTACAGGTAGATCCTATCACATCAATGTTTGTAGCCGGTAAGATCTACAAGAATCTTGATATACCGGATGGTAAGGAAATATCCAAGTTTATAGATCAGCGTTTGGGTATAGCGATGAACACGGAGATGCAGAATCGTGTTCGGGGTGATTTTGCTCAGAACATTTCATTAGCAGAACAGATGAAATTGCTATCACAGGGGCCAGGTAACGGAAAAGAAAAACATCCATTGGAGAAAGTATGAAAATTAACGGTGTAGAACTCATCAATGTTGGTAGAAAGCGCAAACCGCCAGAGGAAACAAAACAACCAACGGTATCCCAATCGTCCATAGATTATCCACGTGTATCTTCATACAACACGGAACTTGACATACCGAAAGGTATGAAAGTGGGCGACAAGGCAATAATGATTGCTGAGGTAGAACTAAGAAGCTATCGGAAGTCGGAAGATGATAAAGGTAAGGTGAACATTGATCTCGATTTCAATATAACTAAGGCTGGATTCCGTGACTCTAAGAAGAAAGCTGCCGATATGAGTGAGACCGAATTGAATGAAAGCATTGAAGAGGAACGTGAGAAGGAATAAACGATGAAAGTCTCTAAAGAAGGCGAATCGAAGTACGCACGTATGCGCAAGGCAATGAAGCATTCAAATAAGCTCGGTGCTGGCGCGGCTGCCAGGCGTAAACATCTTCACGGTGGCAAGGAAAAGCGTGAAGTCGTGATGAATGAGTTCCATCGTGGCACTCTTCACAGTGGATCCGGTCAAATTGTAACCAATCCTATGCAGGCAGTAGCGATTTCATACTCCGAAGCCGGATTGAGTCGGAAGAAAAAGAAGAAGAAGAAAAAGTAATCAACAATATCATAAAATCTAAGGAACCTAATCATGGGTAAAGATGTATCTCAACTAACCGATCAGGATTTAAATAAGCAGATCGATGCTCAAATTGATGCTCCCGAAGCCGGATCTTCTACCGAAGTCACTCCGGCTGCCGCTGGACCCGATGGCACTCCACCTGCAAAGGTAGGATCTGAAGGCACCCCTGGAGAGCAGGTAGCAAAGACGAAAGACGATGCTGCTTCTGAAACGGTAATCAAGCCAGCCGAGAAAACCGATGAACTGAAATTCGCTGGAAAGTACAAGACCGCAGAGGATCTCGAGAAGGGTGTCAATTCCATTGTCAAGGAATTGAAGATACCTGGCGATATCATCAGCGATCACATTGAAGCAGCTAAAAAATCCGGTGACTGGAAGCCGGTAGAGAAACTATACAAGTCTCTCGAAGCTGAATTCACAAAGCGAAAATCGGAAGAGAGTGAAGTTGTCGAAACGGCTGAAGAGAAGGCCGAATACGATAAGCAGCTCAATGAGTGGAAGTCGGAAGAAACTCTACGGCAGCTTGATAGTCATCCTACTATCAAAAAGGAAATCGAGAAACTTGGCATCTCGTTCCCTGTGGTTAAAGAAGAAGATCTGAGAGAACTACGCCAAACCGATCCGGTTCTCTACATGCAGTATTTGAATATAGCAAACCGGATCCGGACTGAACTCGATACGTGGGTGAAGGAACGTAGCGATCTTGAGGAGAATTACGATTCCGTCATCGAAAAAAACAAGAAGGATGCTGCGGAGTACATCGGTAAGTTGAACGAAAAGATGAATCTCAAACTCACGGAAGAGCAAATATCGGGATTTGTCGATCGTGCATTAGCCGATGAGAAAAACTTCGAGATAACACATGGTATAAAGGTTCCGAAGGAAAATTCATTCAGAAGGTACTTTCTTACAGAAATCCTACCGGAGATGTTCGATCTTGCTATCGAGAACGCCGAAACAACAGGCCGACTCCAGCAAGCCAAGGACCTCAAAACTCTCCAGGATCAGGTTATTGAGACAGCATCCACTTCATCCAAGAAGAAAACTGTTCAAGTAGCCGATACCGGCAAACCGGATCTCACAGATAAGAAAGTCGTAAAAGGTTTATCAACGCAACAACTTGAAGAGGCCATTCGAGAGATCGAATCTCAGCCTTAAATCGAAAGGAAAATTTTAGATGCGTTCAATAATTGATCTATCACTCTACCCTGAACTTCGTACATTACTCTCCGAGAAAATGCGGAGGATGATGTATTACGGTAGTAAGTTTGCCGAACTGATCGGTGCGAACTTCCTCACACAGATGGGCCGTGAGGAAGAGGTAAAAGCGTTAGGGCCGGGTGGTCTTACTCGCTTTGTCGGCGCACCCATCGAGACGGTGAACGGATTTATACAAGAAGGTCGAACAGACATGCTCATTCCGCATGTCGCACGTTTAACCGGTCTACCTGCTGCATTTGGTGATATGCCGTTAATGGGCAAAGAGGAAGATGTGAAGTATGCCTTCCGTGCGGTATTCATCAATAGGACACGACATGCCGTGTCTCCTCCCACTGGTATGCAGGCGCAACAGGTTAAACAGTGGAAGTCCTGGCTCATCAATTCCGCGGAGCCTATGCTTCGGATGTGGTTCCAGGATTATTTCCCATCCAATCTGCTTTCTGCAATGCACTATGGTTTCTCACGTGATCTGATCTCCGGTGCTGCGTTTGGTGGTCGGGCAATGACTCCGGTAAGTCACCCGAACATGATCGTAGCAGGATCTGGTCGTGTAACATGGGCCGGTGGTCGACCTGGTACAGCAGCGTATGAAGCTGCGTGTGAAGCTGCGATTAATGCTTTGACTGGCGCAGGTGGTCAGACGATGAGTGTCGCATTTGTCCGGAACATGGTGCAAGAAGCTCCACGCTGCAAGATTCGTCCGATTGTGAGCAAGTCGGGTTATCCTTTATATCCTATTTTTATGAAGGATGCAGCGTTCAACCAGTTCCGTCAAGATTCTGAATATAAAGCATTTGCTCAATCGCTTGCGATTGCGAAGATGGAAGATCATCCACTGGCACATCTTGGCGTAGCGGTTATCGACGGTGCCATCATTATCACAGACCTCAAGCTGTGGAGTGCCTATACACATGCCGATGATGCTTTAGTCACGGCTGGCACAGTCGAATACGGCCCACGTCCTACAGCTGCACAAAGGGCGCAAGGTCATTGCATTGCCAACACGATAACAGATCTCGACACAGGCGATAACGCTTGCTGCATACTCATGGGTGAGTCAGCTCTTAGCGTGGCAACCGGTGAGGAAGTAGAAGTGAAGTCGAACGTCGAGGATTACGAAAACACAAAGGGCTATGGCCTTGATTTCATCAAGAGTGTCGTGCGTAACGAGATTTACGACGCACTTGGATTGATGGGCCTAACGGCAGGTGACTTCTACGAGAATACGTCAAGTATGCTCGGTGTCACCTACTCACCTTATGCACTCTCATATTCTTAAGAGGAGGTATAAGATGAAAAGATTAGCCCTTATATCGATCACGATGATTGCATTTGTACTTCTGAGTAGCTTCTGCTTCGGTCAAGCTGTTACCGTAAGTACAAATGTATGGTCCAGTCAATCTATCGTGAATGGAACGACATACACCAGCGCAGAACTACCGGTTGCCTATGCAAACGGTTCAATAAAAGAGATCCTAAACTGCATCCCTGATTCAATCAGAATTGTATGGGAAGCTATTGCACCTGGAGACTCTAATGATGTGAAAGTATATTTCACGACAAGTTTCTCAGGAAATCCTGTCCAGACATACACTCTGATTGATTCTGTTAAAGATGATGAACTCAGTTTTGTTACTTTGACGAGGGCGCAATTTACATCCGCAGACAAGATGAAATTGCGTTTAATCGGCGCTGCTTCGGGTAACGGTAATTCAAAACTTTGGATCAGATTCGAACGCTGGTTCAAACTACCATAATAACGAAAGGAGATAAATCGTGGGTAACAATCAAATTCTCACACCTACCGATCCTGTGATCGATCCTGTCACTCAGTTCGGTTATCCGGCAACGGCAAACGTAGCTGTTTTTAATGGTGGCGTATCCGGAAATGGCATGCACCTCATACAGTACACAGCCGATCCTGCGGCACTGTTTAACAATGCAC